AAAGAGGAAACAAATAACGTGAAACAGAAATTAAACGAATTTCTCAGGGCCCTTCTTGCCGATCCTAAGAAAGTTAAAAAAGAGGAAATCCAAGAAGTTATGAAAGAATTCGAACAAGAACCCAGTACAAGGGGAGGAGCCACAACCCCATCATCCGAAATTATACATATTTTTTACAATGCGTTAAGTAAAGATATTACAGATATAATTGGTTCTGAACACGATATAAAATATACAGTTTTTGCATTATCGTTAATTATGTTAATGCCAGATGGGGACATAGAGTCTATCGAATTTGGGAAGCAGTTGAAGAATATTTTTAAACGTTTTTTTACTAAAAATATCACTTCTGAAGAAGTAAAAAAGATAGGCACACTCCAATATAATATAACGAAGTTATTATATCTAGTGCCTTTTGAAGATGATAATAAAGATCTGACAAAAACTCTCCAAAATATAAAACAAGCATTCGATAAACGTTATACAATTGATAATGATACACTTTTAAAAATTATTGAAAGTACAGAATTAAATGAAGCTGGTAGGACTCATCTGAAAGAAGAATTTTTTAATAAATATGATAACAAAATTAATAACTATTATAATGGTACTATTGACTTAAATGTTGATATCGCTGCATTAAATTTTGATAATATACAACATTTAACAGATATTAATTTGTTGATTGACGATAAAACCCGTCAAAACATTTATAATACATACTTTGAAAATTTTTATAAATACTTCGAAGACAAGGATGAAAATGATTTAAGTGAGGAGGAAAGCGATGATCGGAAAAAAATTATAGAAAATATTAAAGAAATATTTTATAAATATTATATTAAGGCGGATACCAATGAAGAAAGCATTAAAGCATTTTTTAATTATGAATTAAATAAAGAAGATACAAAAGATAACTATGAAGAGAACTTTAAAAAAGCATACGAAATAGTAAATACGAGAGGTATATATAAATCTTTTGTAACAGTTACAGGTGGCAGAATGGATAACATATCTAATGGATTTAGATTTCTCAATGAAAAAGCAGATGATATTAGCGTCAACAACGCTGAGATTGGAGCAAAAATAACAGAAATTAAAAAAAACGAGAGTGATATTAAAAAAAACGAGAGTGATATAAAAAAAAACGAGAGTGATATTAAAAAAAACGAGAGTGTTATTAAAAAAAACGAGAGTGATATTAAAAAAAACGAGAGTGATATTGAACAAATCGAGAGTGTTATTAAACAAATCGAGAGTGATATTGAACAAATCAAGCGTGAGATTGAAGCAAAAACGAACGAGAATGCAGGGGGTGTAGAAGAAAATGACAAGGTACTATTAGAAGCGAAACAAAAAGAATTAGAAGATGAAAACGAAAAATTAAGAAAGGAACAAGAAAAATTAAGAAAGGAACAAGGAGAATTAGATAAAGGAAAAACAACATTAGACGATAACAAAAAAACATTAGACGATAACAAAAAAACATTAGACGATAACAAAAAAACATTAGACGATAACAAAAAAACATTAGACGATAACAAAAAAACATTAGACGATAACAAAAAAACATTAGAAGATAACAAAAAAACAATAGATGAACACATTGATAATATAAATCAGCTTGCAAAGCCTAGTAAAATAAATGAGAAGATATCTGGAGTACTGAATGATGAAAATATAGCAAAATTAAAAACGGGGATGGTTGTTGTCAAAATTAAAAAACTCTATGAGGAAATCACTGAGAATCACGTCGATATGAACAAATTATTTGATAGAAAAAACAATCATAATGCAACTAATGGTACAAAACCGAGTGATGATGATCTGACGGATGATGATCTGAGGAAATACTATAAGTATTTATTATATAAAAAGTATATTAAAAAAGTTGAAGATTCAAAAACACTAATGGATTTCATTAAAATAGGACATGAAAAGGAACACCTTCCATGGACATGGGATAAATATAAAAAAATATATATAACTCCTGTGTTCAGTGATGTTTATGCCAACTTTATAAAACTTGAAAAGTCATTTCCTGAAGGGGCGAAATATGTTGAAAAGTTAGCTCTTGATATGCCATCTACAGTGGCAGACAAATATACATTTAAAACAACCATATTACAAAGAATTGAAGAATATTACAAAACTGTGGGTATAACCAACCCCGATATAATAACTTTTTTAGCTGAATGTACAAATATAACCAAGGTTGAATGTAAAAATATAACCTTGGTTGAACGCCAAGATTTGGGGCATTACTTACGACATGAGATCTTATCCGGTGATCTGAATTTGGATGATGCATCGAATTTAAAAAATATTATAGCTCATAATATTAAGATACGAGGTATTGGTAATTTACCATACACGATTCTGGACGTTAGTGGAGTACCTTTATTAAAATCTGCATCAGATCCAAAAACATATGAAAAAATTTTTGATAAATATCGACTAATTAATTACCACAATGATGAAGGTCTTAATAAAATTTACAATACAAAATTAGATAATATCCAAAGTATCATCGACGATAAAAAAGTATCCGTATTTACTATAAATAAAGATGATTATCATGAAAATAATTCGGTCGAAATTACTAATAAAGATAAACTTCACTCACTTCACCCATCAATAAAATTTAATGGTATAAAATTTGAGGACGTTAGTAATAAACAAGATTATCCCCAAAAAATTCTTCAAAATTTCAAGAACGCCATAAGATGGCACAAAATGGCCAATAAATTCCAGAACGATTCAAATGGTAAAGTTATTGCTATTAATGAAAATGGTTATTTTGAAGAAGGTGAGAGAGAAGGATATGACGATGTTCCGTTTAATTTATTAGGAATCTCGCAGTGGTGGCCCTACATGAGCCCCAAACCTGCTTTGTGGCAGCGGAATAAGCTGTCCGACTCTGAATTGATATATAAAAAAATGTTTTTATTCCAAAAAATTATGGAATATATTCATATTCAAGCGAACACTGAACATGATGCTGCTGCTGTCGGAAGTATGGAAGCGAACGTGACGGAAATAATGGAAACCGACAGACAACATGATTACTATAACGCATACAGATTATTAAAAGCAAACACCCCAAATATTAAAATCAATCTCAATGAAATTAAGTTAGGAGGAGTTCAGGTTGCGGTAGTTAAGATAGTTGAGATTTATAATATTTTGAAATATGGAATAAAAGAAGACGATCTGGACATATTCCATTTAAACATAGATGCTTTAAGGACGTGTGTATACAGTTTCTCAATGTTAGATAATATTCTTGAAAAATTTAAAAAAAAATCTCAAGATTTTAAACGTAACGACTTCATAAAAAAAACACTTGATCCTGATAAAGATGTTGTAAAAGAAAGTCGGTGGGATGAGTGGTTTTATTCTGACGATTTTATCACAGCAATATATCCGATATATAATACTGAAAATATGACGCATAAGGTTAAACATTTTGAAATAACAAATGTAAATTTAAAAATAATAATAAATTATATAGATAGTGTAAAAATAAATAATGATATAATCAAAAGTTATACAACTCATACTATCGAGGTTCTATTAACTAAAATAGAGTCAGGAACAACACCGGTTGATATCATATGCTCAATATACGAGACACCGACAGCTATTCAACCTCGGGATGAAAAACTTAAAAATACAGAACCGAGGAAAAATCAAACATTATTGGGTGATGTAAAAACTGCAGTGATTACAGATTCAGAAACATTAAATCTTTCCTTAACAAAATACAAAGAATACATTCGTAAATATACTGGAATAGAAAATTTTCTTTGCAAGACAGAAAAAAAGTTTCTTGTCGGAGATGATGGTAATGATGCTTGTGAGTCAAAGGAAGAAAAAGAACAGTGTGACACAGTTGAAAATTGCAAGTGGTATAAAGGAAGAACAAGAAAAAAATGTGTAAATAGAAATAGAATAAAAACCTTTGGTGAGGAAGATGGAGTTGAAATAGTTGGTAAATTTGGAGATGTGTACGAGTGCCAAGAGACAACAAATTTTCACAAATTTAAAGATGATAAAGGGTCGGAAAAGTATCAATCTTATTATAACTTTTTATATTCAGGAGATTTATATATTATATTCAATTGTGGGAATGTGTTTGATCCTTCTCAATTATATGAGGATGATGTACCTAAAAAATTCGAAGAACTCTACAAGAAAATAAAAGATGACGAGAAAATAAAAGATGACGAGAAAATAAAAGATGAAACTAAAATAATTCTATGTGGACACTCTATGGGTTCAGTTGTTGCGTGTGCTTTTGGATTGTGGTTGTTTAAAAACAAAGAAACGGAAACGTTTTTTAAAGAAAAATGCTTTTTGGTTAGTTCAGGAAGTTTTCCTTGGTTACCTGAAAGTGATAAAGATACATTCACTGACTTAAATAATGTTTTTATTTATCATACATGTGCAACGAATTCATTATTCAAACTTGAATACGCACTTGATCCTTTTGCGGAGATGCCCGATAAAAACGAGTTTTCATTATATTTTCCAGTTTTAGCATTAGAAGGCGTTTTGATCGGGCACAACATGCTCTTCAACGCTACAGGCAACTTAAAAACATTCACAAAGGACGACGAATTAACGTATGTGACCTGGGACCTAGGTCGGCAGCGTCTCCATCCTTGGACATCTTATTTTAATTCTTTAAACAAACATTTTAAGTTCGGCGCTCCAACCACCTGATGGTGACGACGGCAATCGTGGAGGCAAAATGCGAAACGTTACTCAACTTAAGCAGTTTTCCAAGAGACAACTTCTTCAGCAAAAAAAATGAAGAATAAAGAAAAAGTCAAAGAAACACAGGCAGATTAAAAACAAAGAGAAGACACAGAAACGTGGTGGAACGTCAAGAAAGGAACGCAACGAAAGTCACAAACCACTAAATATTAATTAGATAATACAACTAATCATATATATTATAATTATGGACCCACCACCAACTGCACCAGTTCCGCCACCAGTTTTAGAAACATTACACTCTATAAAAAGATAATATTCAAGGTAGGAATGAAAAAGCTAAAAAATAATAATGTGTAATAACATGTTAATCATCATACTAAATAAAATACTTAGTATGATTCAAAATTAAACCACCGTTCATCTGTTTATTGTTCTAATTCAAATACATAGGGCGGTTCTTATCACTGACTTCGAGTGGTTTCGGCATAATTAAAGGTGTCTTATCCATGATGGAAAGACTCTTCAAAGTTTTAAGTTGCGGTTCAGCGGGTTTCAAGGGTGTAACCAAATTATTCGCACCAATACCAAAGAGAGTGGATTCAATATCACAAGCGTTATGTGCTAATACATTACGGCAAGTAGAAGCACCGAGAAGACCATCACCCGGGTGATAATTCTGTTTCGGTTGTCCAAAGGTATCATAGGATAAGTAGGCACCGACCTTTTCGTCGGCTCTCTTTACTAAATTATAATCACCTGGTGTATTACGATTACGTGTAGAGGACATTACTTATACAATATGCGTGGATAATAAGTTTAAACGAAAAACTTAATTAGCGACTACTAATCAATTGTTTAATTTTCTGAAACTCTGGTGTTGTTTCGGAGAACCCAGATGGATTTTGAAAGAAAACCCGTAAACAATTATGAAAATCTATGAAATAATCATATGCAAATAAAATGGAAAGTCCAATGTCGGGACTTTGTGAGAACATAAGTGATGCAGCATCCAAATAAAGTTGTTTTAATTCTTTATTATTCTTGGTAGCAGTATAAATATAATCCATTCCCATTGAAATGGCACCGCCTTCATAAACGAGTTCATCCTTTGTTTCTTCATCTAAATCGGGATCCATTTGATCCCACTTGGGTGGATTTTTCGTGACATCCATAGAAAATACATCGCGTAAACATTGGCGATATTGAAAGTTATCGATGTATTGTGGATTATATCCTAATTGATATGACATAGAGAACCTGATTATAAATTAACTAATAATATAGGTTTTATATGATTAGTTTGGTTATTTAGTTTTTCTTCTTTCTACTTTTACGTTTATTTCTTTTTTTATTTGTTTTTCTTCTGCCACCTTTTTTTACCTCTTTCATATGTAATGGACTAGGATATAACGATTTTTTCTTATTCGACGAAGATACTGTTTCATTAACTATAGTAAAACGACCTTTTCTTTTAACGGTTTTATTAGAACCCTTAATCATTCGTTTTAAAGATGTAATGCGTTTTTCTATCTCATTGATATCATTTAAGATTATGCTTTTATTCATTATATATATGTTGCATAAAATATTTAACCTGAGTCTTTGTCTCTTTGTTTGAACTATTCACTAGAATTATTAAGCCACTAATAGCAAGCATTAATCCTATTATATGAGTCAAAGTTATTTCATTATTAAACGCATATAAGTATATAAGAAAAAGAAGGACCGTCGAAAAACTAACAATGCTATGGACGTATCCCGAATGAGGACTCAATTGAATGCTACTTATCATAGAAAAAACAAAAATAGCATAGGCTGCAACTAACGCACCGAACAAATGCATAGTATTCTTCTCATATTGAATCGTTTTCTTCCTACATAAATAGACAATACTAAATATAAAACCCAAGAATATAAACAATAAACTGGTTATTTCAAGTGTATCATTATATTTTTGCGAAAGTATATCACAACACAAGTAAATTCCCGTACACGCAATAGTAGCTAGACATGCATAAAATATCCAATTCATTAATCTATAATATTATTATAGATTAATTGAGATAAACTGGGCGCTTAGTTTCTCTTCTGTTGTCTACGGTTTCTACGACTTTTATTGCGGTTTTGTTGTTGGCGTCTGGAGTTACGTTTCTTTCTGGACTTTCCACCACGTTTCTTCTGCTTGTGTGTATTACGGTTGTTTTTCTTCTGCTTGCGTTTCTGAGACTTGCCTCCGCGTTTATTCTTCTTATTTTGCTGAAGAAGTTGCCTCTTGAAAAACTGCTGGAGTTTCTGAGCTGCATTACGCTGTTTACCTCCACCTTCGGAGGTTCCCTCACCAAGGGGGGTTCCCTCACCAGAGAGGTGATCTTCGCTTTCATCATGGGTGGGCACTTCACCAGGGGCGGTCACTTCGTGTTTCTCTTCGCGTTTCTCTTCGGGGTCCATAATTATAATATATACGCAGATATTATAATTGTCTAAATGCTTATTTTTTGGAGAAATTAGAATCGTTGGCGACCTCGCGACTAGGAAGTCCTCCACGTACCCATCCGTCTAAAGCAGCCTCCTCAATAGAATACGCAGGATTATTAACACGCTCACTGACCTTTTTGGTTAAAGGATATTTCTTATAGTCAATGTATTGTGATTCCATGACGGTAGAAGTGCTCTTACGCTCGGTAATTTGCTGACCCTGTTGAAGTTGTGACTCAACGACAGCATTACTAGGTCCGCGTCCCAAATAAGGAACAGTAGCATACGGACGCTGGTTCAACTGTAATTTCTCAAACGCACGTTGCTGATCACTCTTGATAATAAGTTCAGAGTCCTTATCAATTACGTCACCTGGTAATCCGGAACCAATGGTTCCTCTGAAGTTTACAGTAGGTGCTGATGTAGCAAATTTAACATGACTAGTACTTGCATTACTAGAGAAGTGGTTTTCAGTTGCATAATCGGCATATCTGGAGTTAGATAAATTACGTTGAGAGTTATCAGTATTGTCTAAACCAATGCGACCTGCGTTATTAAAAGGATGTGTGTTTAATGATGCCATTGTTATAATATAATATAATCATAGATAAATTATATTATAGAATGAATTAATTGATTACCATTTGAATCTAGGTAAGTTACGGGCACACGCAAACATATTTCCTTCCTTACAAGAAGTCATGGAACCATAACAGAAGTCAGCAAACCCCTTTTGGTCATTAACTATGGTGGTGGATGGATTAGAAGTAAATGGTCTCATTGACTGCTCAAACACATATTGTTCTCCTAAATCCTTAAATAATTTATCGGCGATATCGGGTTGATCGGGATTCAATTCCGAAACCATTTTTTTGGCATTATCAAGTATTGAGTCATTTACTTGATCATTGAAAGCAGGAGGTGCAGGTTTTTTATCAACATTATATTCATAATCACTAACTAAAACATTACTAAAAGGGTTTTTTGTATTGGGTTCATCAAATGTTTTAGAATCGCGCTCAATGCCATTATCTTGAAGAACGGCGTCAGTTATATTCTCGTATCCTTCTTTCGCAAGTCTTTTCTCACGTTCAGCTTCTTGCATCTTATAATGATGAACCCCATAAATTCCAGCAATCGTGAGTAAGATAACCAATAATGTTCTTACATTAGGATTGATTGCGAAAATTAATATGGATGCTATAATAGTAAAACGTGTAACGGCGTTAATTTTCTGGTTATAACTCATGTCGCCGACAGGAAAAAATTCTGTAATATATTCAGGACTAAATAATACATTTGGATTTTCGCTCCAGAAAGGAACCTCATCTACATTATCATCAATATATTCTGTTCCTTTAATGTCTGTGTTATAATCAGTCATTATATATATTTATGGTTTATTTTATAAGAGATAAAAAATGCTAAAATTATATGCATGTCTAATCATTAAGAATAGATTTCTTAATACATTTTTCGTCTATTTCTAATGTTTCGCATTTTGTTTCGTCAGGAACAATTTTCAAAACACATTTGGATTTCTCGCCATACATTGGAGTTACGCAACCATCTTCTAGCTTTTTCAAACGATTTTGTATGTCTTCCTTGGTTTCATGGCATCTAGAGCGAAAATGTTCGTAGCGTTCTCTAACATCACCATAACTAAGATGGGATTTTTTCCCAAGCATTTTATTGATGTTCTCGTGTAAGTCGTATACATATTTAGAAAAGGTTTCACGTGATTTCATATGTTCTTTTTTAAGAGGTAATTTTTTGAAATTACAAATCAAATTTTTACGACATTTACCGCAAGGTAGAGTCCAGCGTAGATTTAATACGAAATCTCTATAGTGTTTTTTATCTTCGTTACTTGGTTTTACTGGATAGTTAAAACTCATTGAATGAATAACATGCCATAGAGGAGGTCCCCATATACTAGTAAGCATTCCATCATTACTGTTATAGTCGGTATTCTTAAATGTTCTGGCTTTATTCGTTTTAGATTTATTTTTACGCGTGGACATATCTAATATATGAATATATATGTTTAGATCATAAAAAAATAATAAGTCGAATATATATAATGTCTAAGATCATCGATAGAATACAATCTGCCATAGCACCATACAAACAAAGTATCCTTATATTTTTATTTCTTCTTATACTTGGTTACATTGGATACTTTGTATATAAAAAGAAGGGTTTACTTATGAGTAATGAAGAGAAAAAATTTAAAGATGTTGCGAATGCTAATAAACACATAGATGTTGTAGAGTTTTATTTCTTTCATGCTGATTGGTGTCCTCATTGTAAGAACGCAGAACCAGAATGGAATAAGTTCAAGGCGGAGTATAATAATAAGAAAATGGGTAATTTAAAAATATTATGTAGAGAGAAGGACTGTTCAGAAACGTCACAGGCACAAGCAAATAAATCCGAATTTGGTGTCGAATCTTATCCCACCATCAAGGTATTTATTGATAAAGATATGGAGAACCCAATTGAATATGATGCGAAAATAACAAGTGACAGATTAAAGATGTTTTTAGATGAGATTTCGGATGCTACGATATAGATTTATCTTGAAGGTCTTTAAATAACTGATAACCGTCATTTATCATTCTTATTCGTTCTTCTTTTGATGTTGAAAAACGTATAATGCCCTCAAATGATATAGAACCACCTAGTATATTTATCTCGTTCTTTATAGTATTTAACGGAATACCATTGAAATTCTTCATTGCGTTTTTCATTGTATTTTTCATAATATCAAATAATGTGGATTTTTCATGGATAGGTTCTCTATTGCTACCCGATGTTTTACGTATTCCAAAAATTTCGTTTGGATCACAATCACTTTTTAAGCAAAGATCTAATGGATATCCAGAGAATAACCCACCATCTATATAGCAACAATTATTTCTTATGATCGGTGCAAATATTACTGGTAAACTACACGACGCGTATATCGCATCTAAAAGGCGCCATTCTGGATGTGTTTTATGCGATAAAACAATTAACTCGAACTGCACTACCTCGCTCGTTGTTATATACATATCAATATGGGTTCTCTCATAGTATTCCTTTAGAGTAATATCAAGTGGTATATCTTTACCGAGTAATAATGGTTTGATTAATTCGTTTATTATTGTTTGGTCAAATATACCACGATTTTCAAAGGCGTACATGATTGTATTTAAATCAAATTTGAATACTGTTTCCCACGGACGCTCTATAAAATAACGGTCGAGTGTATCCCAGTCGTAATCCAATGTGACCAATAAACATATTAATGAACCAATAGAAGTACCATATAGTGATTGTATGTTCTCGCGTTTCCAAAAACCAAGTTTATGCGCCTCTTTTAATATACCATACATGGTAAGACCATAATGACCACCCCCGCCAATCACTATATGCTTAATTATACTCTGTTTTTCGTCATTTGTTTCAAAAGTATTTGAACTTACGTCATTCATTAAAATCAACAATAAGTTTTTTTTATATATTTTTAGTATGATTTTATAATATACACATTACAATGTCATCCATATTTATATTTGATCACGAACAAGAAGAAGGTGGTAGTAAAATAAATATTGACGATTTATACGAAAAACGACAAAAACGCGATTTGAAACAATTATCCATTTTTAATAAAATATTGAAGCGTGTTCATAAACGGATAAACCATACAGCGAAAAATAAAAATATTCAGGAAAATAGTATTTGGTTTCAGGTTCCTTCATACTTAGTAGGAGAACCTATATATGATAAGGGTGAATGCATTGGTTATGTCGTTTCTCAATTAGAAAAGAATGGATTTTTTGTAAAATATGTGCATCCAAATACATTATTCATTTCGTGGCATAATTGGGTTCCATCGTATGTTCGTAATGAAGTTAAGAAACGTTTAGGTGTTGTCTTGGATGAAAAAGGTAATGTAATAGACCAGGTTGAAGAAACTGATACAAATAATCCGAACAACGGTCTTTTCAATCAACAACAGGAGAACTCTGATAATAAAGTAATCAAAAATGGTAAAGAATATTCATCTATTAAGGATTATAAACCAACCGGAAATTTAGTATATGGTGAAGATATGATGAATAAATTGGAGAAGAAGATTAGTTTTAAACCAGGTACATAGTTGTATAATCATTTGACATTACAAATAATTATCCGTTTATCTCTTTTTTCTAGTGCGTTTTTTCTTTTTGATTGTCTTACTTGGTTTCTTTTTGATTGTCTTACTTGGTTTCTTTTTATTTGTCTTACTTGGTTTCTTTTTATTTGTCTTACTTGGTTTCTTTTTGGTCTTTTTTCCACCACTCGGTTTCTTTGCCTCCTCCATCTTATTCTTTGCTGTCGTCAATGATTGTATTGCTAATTCGTAAGCTTCTATATTTTTTCCGTCTAATCCATTGGCCAATGAGTCATCAAATTTCATTCCTATTTCACCTATAATAGCGTCTAATAATTCGTTACTTTCTGGAGTATCAACTGCTTTTTTATAAAAACTTTGTATATTCTCATCAAATCCCTCATGTATAGTTTTTAACATAGTTCCTTCTAAATTTTTCCGAATGTTTTTCACAGCATCATCAGTCATTTTATCCAATTCCCCCTTCTTAGACTTAATTTTATTTTCAACAACTTCATTTATTAATTTACATACTTGTTTTTGTGCAGCGCCCTCATTAACCGTAGCCGCGCATTCTTCGTCAGTGGGTCCTGTCCCCCCTTTTTTCACACCTCTCGGCCATACTATTCGCACTTTTCTATTCGCATTTTCTATGAGTTTTTCATCCACAATTGGCATCCCTCCTCTTTCGGTGGGCACATTTCTTTGTTGTTCCCGTGCCTGTTCTTTAGTCTTTGTTGTCGCAGTTTCTTGTTGTTCCGGTGCCTGTCGTTCAGAGTTTGGGGGTGATGTCGCATTGTCTTCGAAATCTGGCATTGTTTGCTTCATGGCGACTGCGGCTCTCTTCGCCATATCAAAAAACTTATTCACCTCCGCCTCCCCTCCTCCCTTAAAATTCTTTCGTTTCTTATATATCTTTTTTGTTCTGCGTTTACCTGCTGTAACAACAGTAGAAGGTTGTGTGAATTCTTCTAAATTTTTAATAAAAGATTGTAAATCACTAATACCTTCAAATACTATTTTATCATTTGTAAGAATTTTGTTCAAATTTATTTTCAATTCTCTTAATTTTTCTTTATGTTCTTCATTTTTTATATGGTTTTCTATTATATATCTTATTATCTTATTGATTTTTTCATTAATTATGTTCATATGTATTGTTAAAGTTAGATTTGTTGGATTTATTTTATAATAGTTTTCATTTTCATTGTAAATCATTTCTTTGGCACAAGTGTTCAACTTTTCTTTCAATTTTTCTCCATCTATTATAAATTCAACCTTGACGAGTTTATCTACTCCGGACTTAATGTTTACTTTCGCTGTATCCATGGCGATTCCTTTAATTTTTTGGAGAGGCACATCTATGAATTTCTCGAATTTCTCTGCCATTAACGCGAGTGCCTTTCTCTTCGCCGCGCGTGTTATTTTATTCGCCGCGCTTATTATATTCGCGTTTTCCTTTAAAATACTTGCCATATTTGTATCTTTATACTAACATATAAAGATATAAAATTGAATGCGTTTAAAATTTAATTTATAAATATAAAATACTATATCAATGGACTATCAAATCCAACAATCATCACAACCAAAAATAAAACGAGAAAAGACATCTAAAACACATAAACGTAAAACACATTTATCTAAATCGGTGAAGTCTCGTTTATGGGATATATACGATGTAGATCAAAAACAAGAAGTGGATGAAGATAAAACGATGGAATGTTTATATGAAACTGAATCAAAAATGACGGAACAGGGTTTATGTGCGCTATGTAATACTGTGCTTAAAATATCAGAGGAAGGGTTTCCAACTTGTTCAAGTACAACATGCGGAATAGTTTATACACACGAACTAGATTTCTCTCCAGAGTGGCGTTTCTATGGCGCGGAAGACAGAAATGCGAAGGATCCCGCGCGTTGCGGAAATCCAATAAATCCACTTTTAGTAGAATCGTCATTTGGTTGTAAGGTGTTATGTTCTACTAAATCCAGTTATGAAATGCGTCGCATTCGCAAATGGACAGAATGGCAGTCAATGCCCCACAGGGAAAAATCACTATATGAAGAATTTCAATTTATCACCGTTATGGCGCAAAATGCGGGAATTCCAAAAATATTTATCGATAAAGCAATGGCGATTCATAAGGATATATCAGAACAAAAGATGTTTAGAGGTTTAAATCGCGACGGAATAAAGTCGGCTTCTATTTATATCAGTTGTCGTTTGAATGGATGTCCAAGGACAGCACACGAAATTGCCGAAATCTTTAAATTAGATAAGACAAGTGCAACTACAGGTTGTTCTATGGCGGTAAATATATTAACGAACATAGAACGTGGATACGAATCGTCACAACAAACATTATTGATGACGACCACGCCCTCTAATTTCATGGAGAGGTTTTGTAGTCATCTAAACATAAACACAGAACTTACTATGTTATCCAAGTTTGTGGCCAAGAAAGTGGAAACAAATAACATAATTAATGACAAATCGCCACATTCTATTGCAGCTGGTATCATCTATTTTATCTCTCAAAATTGTAACTTAGATGTTTCAAAAAATGATATTAAAGTTGTGTGTGGTGTAAGTGAGGTAACAACAAATAAGTGTTATAAGAAACTAGAAGAGATAAAAAATGATTTACTTCCCAGTATAATAATTGACAAATACAATCGATAAAATAATATAAGTAAATAATATACTTATATTATGTTTCCTAAAATTATTTTTTTAGTTCCTTACCGAGATAGAAAGCAACATCTAGAGATATTCTCGAAACATATGGAAAATGTCTTAAGTGATTTAGAAAGGGAAACATATAGAATACTATATATCCACCAAACAGACAGTCGTCCGTTTAATCGTGGTGCTATGAAGAATATAGGATTTTTATATGTGAAAGAAACATATCCAGAGGCGTATAAGGAAATTACACTAGTATTTAATGATGTAGACACAATGCCGAAACGGAAGGATTTAATTGACTATAAAACAACAAAGGGCATTGTAAAACATCATTATGGTTTCGCATTTACTCTCGGTGGTATTTTATCAATGAATGCAGGTGATTTTGAAGTAACTGGCGGATTTCCAAATTTTTGGTCGTGGGGATATGAAGATAATGCATTACAAAAGCGAGTTCTAAAAAATTCAATAGAAATAGATCGAAGTAACATGTATGAAATTGGAAGTAAAGATATTATACATTTAAAAGATGAACCAGAAAAAATGGTGAATAAAGAAGAGTATCAGTTATATAGAAAACAATCAAGTGAAGGTTATAAGAATATCATAGATTTGGAGTATCGTTTTAATGGTGATACAGGTCTTTTAGATATCTTATCATTTAACACCGGTCGCGAAATAAATTATAAATATTCAAAATATCATAAAATGTCCAATGGAAATAAACCTTTTAAAAAACGAAACGCATTGATGGGGATGATATTTAGTTAGTTACATTAAAGGGAATATCTCCATTATTTTATAAGTTAAACCAATATTATAATCATCCTCCCAAATACCAGAAATCTTCAGAGCGATTTCTCCGCCAATTCCTGTATTCTGTGTATAAGGATAATTTTCACGATACACTTTAATGGTCATAGTATCTAATTGTTCCTTAAGTAAATACTTCGTACGTTTTGTGTTACCATTAATATGTTTAAAATAATTTAAAATATAATGCTCGTAATCACTAATTATTTTAATAATATCCGTGTTGTTTTTTGTATTTTTCATTATAATCCTAGTGAATGATTTATCATACGTGTATTCATTCAATGGAAGAGATGTATATATCCCATTCATCACAATATCTTCGTCTGAATATGAGATTTTAGTAAATTTTCCATCCATTATAATATTTTTACGCGTCTCTAGAAAAAAGACATTATTGATTTCTAATTTATTCAGGTTAAATAGGAGTATCATGTGAGTTCTATTATATGTTATAATATTATGTTTATTACCTTTATGCAAAAGTTAATAAATAACACGACTTTAGTGTGAACGATTTTCACTGGATTATCCTATAAATGCATCTTCAAAACAATAAGGATGTAGTTCGTCTTATAATATTAATTTCATTATTTAATATATATAAAATATATATTATGAGTGCCTTAGTTAATGAAACTCCTATTGTAAATTGGAAAGATAGCGAAAATACATTTACACAAATTAGTAGTGCTATAAAATATAATAATCCATCCACTTCTACAAATAAATCTTCTTATTTTCGTGCATTACCATTGAAAATATACCGTAAAGAAATTGTTACAGATACTGCTGTTGGTAACCCTCGTACATCAGGACGCATATTTGATTTTGACCGCCCAGGTGGAACCATAACAACTAATAGTGAAGAATGCGTGGGTATAAAAAATACTCAGATTATAAATAATTCCGCGGATAAAGTGTGTCGCAGTGAAACCGAGAAATGTAGCGTATTTCTTTCAGCAGAGGCAAATGCTCGTGCGCGTGTTAGAAGTAGTGGTATGATAAGAAAAAAATATAGCGCAGATACTACTGCTCCTAACTATTTTACGGATACCAAGCAATACCTAGAAAGTCGCAGTCTTTCTTATAAATCTAATAGCAATTTTCATGTTTTCAGTGGCGATGTTACATCAACCGCTGGTTCTGCTGAAGCATCACAAAATATTTATACTGCTAGTTCAGGTGATAATTGTAAAAAAGAATTCCTGTCAGTTGATTGTTCATTTAATTATAAATGGTTAGATGATGAAGAACATGAAGTTGTTATACCAATGGGAAATTATGATGTTAGTGATTTGAATAGAATATTACACACTACTATGGCAAATAATTACCATTATTATGTCGACGCACCCACCGATAGAAAGATCTTTTTACTATCATTAAAATATAGTCAGAATGACGGAATGATTGTAGTAGAAGCATTGGGTGTGAATACAGAAACAACTGATACTTACGACAAACCTATTAGTGGGGGTATTATCCCTACTTGGGATAGTGATATATCAACTGCCAAAAATATTCAATTAGAATTCAATCTAGCAGGTTCTACAGAGTTATATTTGAAGATGGGTGTAAATGTTACAGACACACGTAGCATACCTGCGACTACGAATGGACGACTTGGAAGAATAGAAAAAAAAGCTGGTTCTAAAACTGCATTCTATCCCAGAAAGAAAATTGTACATTATAAACCAAGTAACCCCGGATTTGCTACACAAGGAGCTGTATCATCAAGCGACCTGATAACGCGTCGTAAGTATAATACAATCAATACGGTAGCCGGTTCAATGCGAAGTGCATATGGAAATCACACCGCGAGTGCGGTTGCCTATGGTGTTCCGGCATATGGATATACAAAGAAAGATAAGATCGGTTATCCTATGAAGCAAACTCCCACCTTTTCAAAATATTCAAATATCATGAAAAAATGTTCTGTAAGGAAGTTTGCGAATGCGATTTAAACCGCTATACTGATTGAATTCTTCGTTGATTTAAATAAATGTATCCTTTGGTGGTGACGAAGAATATTTTAAAAACACATTGGTTGATGGAGATGTAAATGTATTTACTTCTACATTATGCTTTTCGCACCACCTATTACATCGCGCGACATTTGTTTTTACCGTGTTATCTAACTTATCTTGCTTTGTCTTATTCGCCATTAATGTTAGTGTATTCTGTATTGTTTCCATCTGCTGTTGTCCCGAAATAGCATTATATTCCTCTAATCTGTTTTTAAAATGCTTGGAAATTTTCATTTTCAAAAACCGATGGATGTTATGTTCTGCATTTACTACCTTATTAAGTGTATCTTTTAAAATAGGAAAAAAGTCACTACAATCTTTAAATAAAAAGTTTTTACAAACCACATATTTCTCGGAATTTGCATAGCGACTTGTTTGTGGTTTCGTAATATAAACATTTTTATAGAAAGCAGACAGTATATATAATAAATCTACTGTATGTTCCATAAAACAATCAAATATCTTTAATATAAAACTTCCACCTTGTTTCTGCATTCCCAGTGCGTAACATACCTGACCATATAATAATTTTGTTATATTTAGTTCTTGATCATTAAAATTACTTGAAAAATCGAACCCACCATCTGCAGTGATAAGATCGATAGACGATTTATATTTATCATAACAATACTGATAATTGGCGACAGATAAAATATTTCCTGTCTTGTCTGCACCATTCTCAATAAATACATTTTTATTCTCATCTAGAAATTTTTGACTTTTTTTCCACGCCGGAATATTATAATCTTCCTTATCGTCAAGAATAGTCATACCTACATACATATCATGTCTATTTTGTCTCATATGCGCAAGAGCTTCTATAAATCCGCCTGGACCCTCTGCCAGATGAAAACTACGTAAAGGTAAATTACTTAGTATCTTAGAGTTTTTACTTTCGAATGTACTGCTAGTTGAATAATGGCATAATTTAAAAAAAGCAACAATTTCTAGCATTTTATAATAAGAACGAGATAAAGGTCTTACTTTTGAAATCGGTTTATTCTTTCCAGGGACATTTGTATTTATGAACTCATATGGATTTGTGTATTTTTTATAATTATCCCATGCACTGTTATGGTCATCAATCTTATTTTTAATTTCATATAAATAATTACACAATGAAGGTGAATATTTTGCACTATTCGGTTTGTTTTCTGTTACACAAGTGATATATTTATATAACAAAATATGTGTGTTTGGTAGCAATGTATATAACATTTTATATTATGTGTCGTTACATATATTGCAAAGATAGTTTTATATTCATTTTTATGTGTTCTTAATTAATACTTTTTTAACGCGCTTCTTTATTACAATCTTATCGGGTTTACTATGAATGTCTATTTCCTCTGCAGTTTTATGTGTAATATTATTATAAATATTTGATACATCTGCGTTTCTCACTTTAATGAAGACAAAATAACGGTTCATAAATGAGATCTGTTTCTCATCGACGGTCATTAAATGAGCACTCTTATAATTAGAACGCCTATAAGATGAATAATTAGTTTCAATATTCATACTATTAAATAATTCACCAAATAGTCCCGTGCCGTCGGGCAATCCTTTTTGGTTTGCAATTTCTTTAGAAACCAATTCAAAACCATAATCACTCATAACACGAATGAAGTAATTGAAATTCACCAAATATTCGTGAAAGGTCTTTCCGATTGTATCCTGATATACATTAATCTTATAACCTAAACTTGTATCATCGTCTTGGAAACCAGTTTGGTTAAACATTTTGGTCAATTCAAATCGTTTTTCTTCGCCATTCATGATTATGATAGAATCGCCTTTATTCTTACCCTTTAATTTATTGAATACTGTTTCACCATCATAACAAGTACCAATGAAATAACCGTTTAATTTTGTGCACTCTGCCAAATTACGTACAAATCTATGAAGCGTCGCACGATTTTCAAAGAAGTAGTGTAAAGCAAACTGACAAGAACTGACATTGAAACCATCACTCGCAACACCATAATGTTTATATACTCCTGCACCTAATAGATCAGCGTCTTTTGGACCTTTTCCGAATACGGCTTTCGTAATCTCCTTATCTTTATCAGTAAGCAAGGCATCACCTGTGCGAATTAATAGACTACTATTTCCATTTACAAACAACGCTCCTGGCATATTGCGGTCGTGTGTCTTACGATACTTTAAATAACGTGCACATGCACCATCCATGCGATTTTGAATATTATCCCTTGATATATCTATACCAAATACAAAACCCAAATTTGCGTAAATCCACTTTGGGAGATCCCCACCTTTACCCACAGCGTAATCTATTAGAGTATCATTACGATTTGAAACGGCACGAATCAATTTATTTTTCACAAACAAATTATGAAAATCTCTCATAGACTTAGTTCTCTTATCATTTGCATCACGGCGATTATAATAGACCCCTTCGTTCGCCTCTCCATTTTCTTCTTCGCCAAATTCTTCAATATATTCAGGTATATTTTCACCCGTTGAAATCATTGGGGCACCGATTGGTTGATGTATAGACTGCCAATTACTATTCGCAACGTGATACGCATTACCATAATTACGTTGTCCGTTTCTCAATTCTGCCGTTTTATCATATCTAACTCTAAGTGGTGTCCATTTCCATCCATCGCTCTTAGTAATATCATAACTGAATTCTACAATCATATCTTCTTCAAAGTACTCACCTTCATCGGTAAACATCATTCGGTCGTCTGAACCATCACTTTTCAAAATTATATTGGCGTAACACGCGTTCTTATCGTATGGATTTGTAGGTTGGAACGGAACAGGTTTATAACCATCTTCAACGTCTACATCTCCAAATTGATGCATTCGGTTTTGTATCATATCTTCACACGGATTAATAAATCCATGCTTCTTTTCGTCATAACCACATCGTAATATCAATGTTTTATACTGTGTTACCATTCCATTTGTTTCCGTACTGACTCCGTCTTGAAATATATTATGAACGTCATCTTTACCTGTTTTATCTTTTTTTACCGATACTAAGAAATCAATTGTATTATACTCAGACGGTTTCCACTTAAATGAATGCTCCCATGTGGTCTTCGTAATTGGTCCGGGTTCTCCAATCTTTGAACTTCCGACCGCTAATCGTGAAGGGGTAAATATAAGTCCATCTGTATTATATTCGTATAATCCATCTCCTACATCACCTAGGATTTTTGAACAACAATTGAAAATACTTCTGGTTTCGGATGTAGCATAAAACTTTTTACAGGTTATGGAAATTTCACATTTCCCATTTTTTGTAATAGATACTGGTTCTAACTCGGATATCACTTTCTTCAATAATTGTAAGCGGTAAACCTTCGGTTTTGCGGGAGGTTCTTCGTCTGGATTATTTGTAGGATAAAACTCGAGTGCACGGGTGCTTTTCTTATTTATACAATAAATGTCAAATGCTGCATACAAGTTTATTGTAGTATCGTGTTTGTTTTGTGTTATATGTTCACCATCAATTACACTATTAAAATACTCTTTGACTTTTGTCCGTGAACCTGTAAAGATAACTGATAGATTGGTATTTATTAGATAAATCTTACCCTCTCCATTTATGAAGAGTAAACTTCTATCTCCATCCGCTTTATCCGTTACTGTATAATCATTCCTTACATTAGGTATATTAACACCTTCCTTGGGTTCCATTATATTTGGTAGTTGAAGGGTATATGATGAAGGACCCGTAAAATCACGAGAGCGCATTTTTCTCGGTTGATAATCGTCTCCATTTAGTATTTTCATGTATTCTTGCTGAACATTAAACTGCTCGGAATATGATATAGGGTAGTTTGTCCCTTGCAGTCCACTCATTATGATCCTCGTGAATTTACGGATGACATTTGTGATTGATTTGACATCATTATAATCCGTACCAATGCCAATACGACTATTATCTAATTCCATTTCAATCTCATATGTCTCCGGATTATCAAATAAATCAACGTCTTGGATTGTATAATCCTTTATAGGGATTCCATTTGACGTTGCGGATTTCTGAACAATACTTAAGTCAGCAAATACAGGAAGGTCCTCATGCGAAAATCGCACACGGTTCAAGTATCTGAACGTTTTCTTGGAATCGCTCCACTTTGAAATTATACTACGGATTAGAGGAGAACGACCAGTGTGTCGTTGCTCAAGTTGATACGCTACACGCATATTAAAATCTTCAAAATCCGCATATTTCAAATAACTACCATCCTCCAGTTTTACTCCCGATTTCTGATTGAATATGATCTTATCATATGTTGTAGACGGCATATCCAGCAGTTTTTGGATGCTATTTGTCTTACAATATTCTTGTATTAAATCAATGCCATTAATCTCGGCGCGAATATTAGACATTTTCTTCTTACCACTGTTCTTATCTATAAACTCGTGAAATATACGTAAACTATGCGCGCCACCTGTATTCTCACATTTGAACCCAGTTGCATATAACTTTTTCACGACATTATCATAGTCTATTTTTGTGAAAGGTTTATGTTTACGACTATTGGTACCGAAACGCACTTCAACCTCGTTCTCTTTACCATCCATGCGTGCAACGGGATTACTCGCTAAATAGTTTTTAATTATTATGTCCATCTGCTCTGTTGGTGATGAAGTTTTTGATTTTTCCATTATAAGTAATATATATTATATATATTATTTATATTTATTATTCAATTTTACCAAATACATTTTCTAGAAATCAGTCCATATAATTCGGTTTTTGATACTTTATCTTCAACTTCAATATTCACTCTATCTGCTAAGTCTTTCAGTTCATCCATTTTAAAATTTGAAATCGCCTTTAATGGTTTTTCGTTACTGAATAATAATATACAATTATCTTCTATCTTTGCGATCTTTTCATGATTGGCATTTAAGTCTAACGCATATGTCTTATCTTTTGTCTTCCTAAGTAATATGGTTTTATCATAGTCTTTCTCGCGATTGGATATATCAAGATATATACGGTCTTCTTTAATAATCAAAATACGCATTTTATAGTATAGAGCAAATGCCGGCAATGCGTTTAAACTTATCTTTTCATTTACCATAATTTCTGACATTATTTCTTGAGCGCGCGCCTTTGTCATTTTTTGATTTATATTCTTAAGAGCGTTTGGTGCTACTTTAAAATGCTCTGATATCTTCTGTTTTTCCGCCATACCGATATTACCTGAACGATGCTTCAATTCGTTATATTTTTCTAACCCGTAATATCCAATATAACAACACCAAAATAAATGGTCGTTGTTTTCTGGAACAACAGACTCGTCTGCGATATCAACCAGTTCGTTTTTTTCATTATCCTTTATTTTATCGGTACTATCGTTATTAACCCCCGACCTATATCTATTATATGCACTAACCGTATACATAATATTCGTCAAATCAGAAATGCGATCCGATTGTATTGAATCATTTACGAAAATGTCGTGTATGATAGTCATTGTCTTAATATACTGGAGAATACGCTTTAAATCTTTTCGCTTTATAGTTTTTCATATAGATTAGTTACAACATTTTCGCTTATTTGTGTCCTGTCTTTCAAAAGATAATCATTCAAATCTATTATAGGAAAAAAAACATCACACTTAGAATCATCTTTTAATTCATTCATATATAAATATTTGAAATCCTTGTGTTGTAAACAAGCTTCATATAACATTGCTCCGCCAATGACAAATATATTATCAACATCTTTACGTGACGATAATTTGGTTATTGCGTCGTCAAATGAAGAGAAAAATAAAACGGATGCATCTTCGTGTGAATGTATTGTTGTAGAAATACACGCGTTTATACGCCCACCCAGAGGAAAACGTTTTATACTATTCATTGTATTACGTCCCATCAGTACAACATTACTCTTTGAAGTGTCATTTACTGTTTTTGTTATCTTTTGGAAATATTTCAAATCTTCTGGAAAATACCACGGCATTGTACCATTCATTCCTATTCCATTTTGTTTATTAATTCCCACAATTAAACTCAGTTTCATAGTTTTATTACAATATCTATAATAAAACTATAATTCTATATTGTTGTTGAGCTATTAAAAAACTCAGACTTTACATTATTCTTTTCTTGTTCTGCCGTTTTTAATAAAGCATCCTGATCCTTTGTATAATCTATATATTTCTTAATCGTTTCAATCGTATTTTCTGGACAGTATGTGAGATTTACAAAAACTCCACTTTTATTTTCGTTTAAAATAACTTTATTATCATCACGGAGTATCTTTAATATTTCGATCTGGTGTGTTTTTTCCATGTTTTCAATATGTGCTTTTAAATTCTTTAATGGCATTACGTCAGTCATATTTAATCAATACTAAAAAATGTTTATATCATTTATTTAAACTTCAATAATTATCTATGCTTTCTTTAAAGTCTGTTTCTTATCGTCACGCTTGACCATTTTTGAAGGCAGAGATGCAATCGCACATATATATTCATCATCCAATTCGTATCGCACACCTATTATTTTAACGGTTATATTAGTATCTTCCTCTACACTATTAAAATATGCATTTGTATTATGATGATCTCGTGCGATGAAAACAGTGAGTGGGGAGATGCCTTCTTTATCAGTATGAACAGCATGTATTCCAGCCTTCGTCACAGTTTTTACTTTACATTCAACTAACATCCCTTCGACTGGATTACATATCATACAATCAAATATAACTTGAAAACTTACATATTCACCATTTACTACACCCGACGAATAAGTCATAAGTGAAATAGAACCAGGTTTAATAAAACCCTCGTCTATACACCTTCCTTGGTAAATATCTGACACTTTTTCTTCTAAAATTTTTTTTATATTCTTCCCAATCTCTCTTATGTTGAGATGTATCTTTTTGGTTAAGACGCCTTGATTATAAACGCCATAAATTTTTTGCTTGTTTTTGTCGGTCATTATATCTATATAAGATGTATATTTTATATAGATATGTTTATTTAAATTAATCAATTTTTACCAATTCTTTTTTGCTGTTTCCTCAATATTTTTTCTATAAAAATCAAATTCATCCATAGTTAAGAAGTACATTATTTCGGGTTTTGTCTCATTTGTGTGTCTAAGTAATATTTCTACAAGTGTTGGGAGAGCACCCGTGATATATGATTCTAATGGGTGCCTCCCATTTGAAGGCGGTTCACTTTTAAATTTGTCTTTAATTTCACTTTTTAAAATCATCTTATACACTTGGGAATTATCTAAATTTTTATATATATTTTTACCAAATGCGTTTTCCGAAAGATACACCATTAGATTTTTATTCTCAGCAAATGTTCCGCGAATAATGGAACCAATCTTATTCTTTGAAACATTTTTTTGACGTATTTTAAATTCTCTTATCTCTTCGCTTCTCTTAAACTTACTATTAATCAATCCAAATGTATCACTTATGCTATTATTATTATGTTTTTTATTGTCATTTGTAATTTTATTTATTAATTCAGATAACAAATTATTATAGTCCGTGATATCCGTAGTTTCTTCATAATTATCGCCTATCTTTTTATAAAATACCGGTTTATTTGTAATATCCGAACCATTTGTTTGTTTAGATTTCATTATGTAGATATGGTTACTCAATGTTCTGTTTTCGAAATAATCATTCACTAATTCTCTGAACTGACAATCTCCAGTAGTTCTTTTATCTTTACCATTTAATATATCAATGAGACCTTTAAAATTTAATGTATCTAACATATGATGAACCGTGTATTTTTTTAATTCATCATTCGTAATCTGATTTTCTACTGCAATAATATTATTATCAAATAAGTGGTCTTTGATATTTATTAATGCACGATACCAATCACGTTTATCATTGTCGATTTTGTTGTTATTGTCGTTTTCTCCAAATATATTATAAAATATATCTCTGAAATTACTGTATTTATCTTTCTCGACAATCTCTTGGACATCATTGTCTAATAAGCTATCTATATTTATTCTCTCGGTTGTCTCCTCTTTATCAACAGAGCGTTCAAATATAGAAGCATTTATATCTGTTATTCCTGACGGTTGGAAGTAATAATAGTGACCTTTACTTATTATACGACCTTCGCGACCATAGTTATCAATAACCTTTAATGTTGTATCTTCCAATAATGTTAACATTGCCATATCAAATTGCTCTCGTGAATATGTTTTTCGTACATTTATTATATTATATAAATCGTCGTGTTTAAAATAGAAAAGACCCTTGGGTAAATTTTTAAACTCATCACGAATGCGAGACATTATAACTGGCATATTATTTTTGGCAAAATCTACGTTATAAGTCGCAAAGTGACGTGTCTTAGAATCATTCTGCCTACAAGTTGTTTCGTCATCACATTCTCCGTAATCGCAAATTGCTGTAAAATTATATTCGCTGTTGATATTATCTGTATTTATTTCAACAGGTTCTCTTTCGTCTATATCAGAAGAACGTATCATGCTTATTGTCTTGTTCTCATTAATCTTCAGTCTGGCAGTTAAATCATCGTAGTAACCAAACTTCAATGAACAATCAACTGCCTCGCGTTTTAATAACCCCGTTATTTTTCCGATTGCTTGTGCCTTCTTTGATGCGTGGCGATATAAATATAGGTCAGCACTCTCAGTATCATTATCAAGCAATGTTGCATGTAAGAATATCTCTACATTGCGGTGTTCAAATGGTAAATCATAATGACTTTTATTACGTATCGCACGACCCACTATTTGTTCTATACGACTTAGATTAAACCAAGGTTCTAATATATGAACCTGTCTCAAATTACGAAAATCTACACCTTCACCTGCTGCACGCGAAATAATAACAACCTTTATTTTCTCTCCGTTCTTATTTTCAACACTGTTTAGATTTTTCAAATCCGCAACATTGTCTGGAGAATAACGGTCATCTCCTGTCAGCATTATATAATGAGGTGTATGTTTCTTTTCATTCTCACCATTTACCATGTATTTTTGGTCATCCTCTAAGTTAATTTCGTCGTTATGGAAGAGATTTTTCACTTTTTTACCTACGCGACGATTAAACCCCATTGATTCTAATGTAAGAGCGACGGGAATTACACCACCATCTATATACTGTGAATATATCATAATAATGCCCCGTGATTTCTTAATTGTTTCGCATATTTTACTTATTTTGACGCTATAATTCACAAGGTTCTCGGGATCAAATATTCTATTGGAACTATCAATGTATTTATAATTTGCTTTCGTTTTCTCGCCATCAATCGTTCTTTCGTCATATTTCATAATGCTAGATAGACCTTTCTCACCAAGCATGGAGTGTAATACATTTTTCTGTTCATTATTATCTTGTTCAATCCCAATATTATCTATGCGTTCTTTATTACCATATACTATGTTTAAAGCTTCTATTGGTCGTTGAAGAGTAGTGTATCCAAATGAATCCTGATTAGCGATTTCTTCTTGAATAACATTCATTATCTTAGTGTACGCTTGACCCTGCACAGAATTATTATTAAATTTTGTATAACAAATCGGCATATTTTCTACTAATTTATACATCTCATCACCCTTCTCAATTATCTTACCATTCATTTGTTTACCCGGAAATACCAAAGATTCACAATCCTTACATTTCAATCGTAACGGAAAAGTATACGGGTTCTCACCTTTTACATAAGAAACATAACCTCTTAGTTTTTTTATTAACGTTTCCTTGCCATCTTTTTTTAGTTCTCCATTTTTATCAAATACATCACTCACCTTTATAGTTTTTCTACCATCATTTTTATTCAAAATATTTGCGATCCAAACGATTTCTTTACTTGTATTATACATAGGTGTTCCAGTCATTAATAACAGTTTCATATTCTTAGAATATTTCGCAATAGACATTAATTGTTCGTACATATCACGATTACCCTCGCTATCCTGGTCATCTGTAATCTCACGCATATTATGAGCTTCATCTATAATTATAAGGCGGTCATTGAACTCTTCTTGAATTCGTCTTATTTTATAATCTTCCTTTATTTTTTGTAATTCATCTCCCGTTCCAATGCGTTTATACTCACTTATTTCCTTTACCAAATTTCCAAACTTGGTATAACCGTAAAATGCGTAATAAGTTGATATGATTGATTTTATATTTGATATTACATCTTCTTTTTTCATCGCCTTGATTTCAGTTGGGTTTATTTCATTTAACATCATATTCCCGAGACATCCGTCTATATTCCAACTACCATCGTTTAATTGTTTCAATTTAGATTCGTCAAATAATTGCTTCTTAAAATTATCTTGTACATTTGGCGATGCAATAATAATTATTTTTTTACTTCGTCCCTTTTTTGTACCAGTCTGCTTAATATAACTTCGCATTTCTTCGGATATTCCTATAGCAGAACACGTTTTTCCTGTTCCTAATCCATGAAATAAAAGTAATCCATTATAAGGAGTATGACGCGATAAGAAATTCCTTACGAATATTTGATGTGGACTTAATGTAAAATCGGCATCGCTCAATTCCTGTTGGATTTCTTCAAGTGATGCCCGTTGAACCTCATCTGTTTCTGTATTATTGCCTATATGAAATTCTTCATGCTCCAATAATTTATCATTAAAATCATCTTCGTCTAGTTCAGGATATAAAAAGTGATCGTCTGGCATTTTACTTATGGAAGGTTCAGGTTCAGGTTCAGGTTCAGGTTCGGGTTCACGTATGTTGCCTTTTTTTTGTGTACGCTTTATTAAAATCTTTATTTTGGGTTTTTTCTGTTTTTTATTCTCATTTTCTTCTTCATTTTCTTCTTCATTCTCATCTTCATTCTCATCTTCATTTTCTTGTTCATATTCATTAGAGTGACATTCTTTTAATTTGCTCTTGCTACGCCTATAAATCTCATCACCACCATAATCTAATCTTTCTTCCACGCTATCATAAGTAAATTTATTTAATGTGTCTTCAATGACTGCTTCTTCAGTATGTGCGTATTTCAATTTGTCTTCTTTTGTATATATTTTTAATTTATTTATTAAAAAATCATTTGCTGTCTTATAATCGTTTATTTCCGTTAAACCATTGTCATTAAAATAATGTTCGTTTAATTTATCCTTCTTGTCGAATATGTAAAATATTTCACATAAGTAATCTAGATTAATAGTTCGGTTACCAATGTAATTGAAACCTTTTATCTTATTTTTCTGGTATGCTTGTTTATAAAATTTATTATCACCTTTAACTGGACATTCTTCAACTTTTTCTGTTTTAACTTTTTCTGTTTTAACTTTTTTTGCTTTAACTTTTTTATCTTCAACTTTTTTATCTTCAACTTTTTCTGGTATTTTAACTCGTTTGTCTTTTTTTTTTGCTCGAAGACTAGTTGTCTTTTTTTCCTGCACTACAGTATCATTAAGGACAGTAGTTGGAGGATTAGTCGTTGGATTTATGTTTAGTATTGTAGGATTTTTTTTTGTTTTATTATTTGTCGATTTCGTCTTATGTTCAACCCGCTCCTCGCGCACCTGTTGCCATTTTTTATGCTCATCAGGGTTCTCCTTTTCCCAGTCAGGGTTATTCTCTTTCCATTTTATATGTATTTTTGTTTTGAAATGACTTGTTTCACCTGAGCCTTTATTTTGGTATGTGCTACCACAAGGACATTCTATGCACGTCGGTTGTTTACTTAAATCACATTTTTTTTTAGTTTTGGGTGACATTGTCTACCTTTTGTATATTATAATACGATATAATATACAAAATTACAACCGATAAAGCATTAATTTTTTCAACGAAATGTCAACCTTCGTTATCACGTCCTTTTTTTCTAAATTATAGTCCCTTATCTTCAATAAACACTTTTCAAGAGATCCCCATTCCATCTTACTAACTTCGGACTTCTGATAATTGGTTGTATCTTTGGACTCGTGATACTTCATATACATTAAAAAATATTTATGCTTATAAGACTTATAATTTGAACCCGTAAATGTTTCCTCATATGGAACTATATTCACCATCGGTTCTATCTTATTCTCGTTATAACCTGTTTCCTCGCAGAATTCTCTAACGCCACAATCATAATCTTTCTCCTGATAGTTCCGACGCCCTTTTGGAAATCCCCATTCTGGTTCCAACCAAACACTTTGAGTGTCCTTAAGTAAATCACTCAATCTATAATCAATTTTCAAAGATCCATTTTTCAGCATATTAAATTTATCCTTTGAAGACGTCTCTTCCATTTTATATTTATTATTATATCCTTCGTCGCCCCATATTTTTGTCCAAAGTTCATCGAAATCCTTCTCCAAAATATTCTGCTGTTCTTCCTTCGTCATCTGCTTAAGCATATTTTTTATATATTCTGGGTCATTCAACTGATACTTTCCTCTCATAAAATCTATATATCCCAGTGTTTCTTTACGTCGTATCATCAAATATTCAACAACGCCGTTATTATTACGAAATGCAATAACGCCCAAACTTGTAATAGGCATCTTACAATTATGAAACATATGACCTATTTTTCCACAGTTATTGCAATAATTATTCGTGTTATTTTTTTTACTCATTATGCGATGTCTCTCTATTAATATTATAAGATAGTTCTATATAGTTTTCTTATGAAATTTGATCCAGCAGTTTGGGGACCTCATTACTGGTTCTTCCTTCATACCATAGCACAAATATACCCCGAATCTCCAGATAAAGCAACTAAAAGGAAGTATTATGACTTGATACAAAATATGCCCACATTTTTACCAATAGGAACAATGGGTAATAGATTTAGTGATTTGATAAATAAATATCCAGTAACACCTTATTTAGATAGTCGAGAATCGTTTGTTAGATGGATTCATTTCATTCATAATAAGATAAATGTTGTAATTGGAAAAGAAGAAATTACACTTCTTGAGTCAATTGACCGTTATTTTGAGCATTATAAAGCTGCACCGATTATTATGATGGAGAAACTGAATATTAAAAAACACCATATATACATTTCACTTTCACTAATCTGTATCCTATTGATTTATATTTATTCGCGCGATTCATAAAATGTAAGATAACTATATATAAACCTTATGCGTTTTGAAATAGTTATATTTTTAATAGTTGGATTTATAATAGCGAATATGTACACCGATGGTAAGTATATTCAACTATTAATATCGTGGAAAAAATACTTTCAAATGTTTGGTGTTGCATTTGTTGGTTACATGCTGTGTTGGTTATTTCGTAAAAATCCCGAACGCGCAAAAACTATGATTGTGGCTTCTAATGAATATTTAAAATATTTGCCCGTTGATAAAAATACATCCAGTTTCATTTCTCCTATTCTGGATTTTACTAGTAAATATGATTTTAGTCGGGGCGGAAATAATACTTCAACGAATAATAATAATATTAATATGATGCAGGGTCAATCCAATAATGAAAAACGTATTATGAATTCAGGTAAGCAATCTACAAAACGGTCAGTTAGTGAAACAAAAAAGAAATTTGTTGCCGCTAAACAAAATTGGCATTGTGGTAATTGTCGTAAGCAATTACCTGCGTGGTTTGAAGTAGATCACACTGTCCGCTTAGAACACGGTGGAAGTAATCATGTTGATAATTTAGTGGCATTATGTAGAGATTGTCACGGAGAAAAAACAGCAATGGAGAACCTGTAAATTACTTGTATATTTATTGGAATTTTATAGTTCTAGTATATATATATGTCATATATTACCGAAAAAATAAAAGGAATTGTAAAAAAAATACAAGAGAATACCGAAATAATGGCAAACCGATTTTCAACCAATCCTCTAAAATACACGATAATTGTTATATTAATATTTTTATTCTCATCTGTGATTTATTATACACCATATAATACTAAGTCAAACACATTTGACAAATATCAGGGTAATTATTATGCTTCACTAGTATTATTTGTATTATTATTCAGTTTCTATGTATTTAAATTTGTGTCTCGGAAGTATAAACAACCATTTTTCATATTAACCTCCATTTTTGTCTTTCTTATTATTGCATACCAACAAATTAGACGATCTGCTATATTCGGCATTGTTAATGATGGTGCAGGTAAATACTTATTACCTTTTTTAATTGGATTAATACCAGCAGTGTTATTATTTCGTTCTGTGAAAAGACACCTTACTAATATGGATGGTATAACTGGTTTTGTAATAAATTTTATTTTATACATACCCTGTTTATTCGATAATTTATTGGAATATTTGAAGGGACAATTCGCACGAACCTCTAATATTACATATGTATTATTAGGTTTAGAGGCATTATTAATAACTGCTTATGTTTTATTACCACCATTGGTTTCGAATATTGCCGTGGGAACAGATGCTTACCCGGTAATGAATGAAGCACGTTTCATTGGAGATAATGATAATGTTCAACTTGATTATAATATTAATGAAGATGTATATCCTCGTTCCAAGGAAGATTCGTCATTTGAGAAAGGAAAAAATAATTTTTCCCTGTCTATGTGGTTATATTTAAATTCACAAAATGAAATTGTACCTGAGAGTAAGATATTTTCTTATGAGGATATTGTTGATGAGGATATTGATGATAAGAATGTACACCCTGCGATATATTATATAGATCAGGAAAATGGCAAGAATAAGATAGGTTTCAGGTTATCGAATACAAACGACATGTCGTTTGATATATACATAGAATCACAAAAATGGAATAATATTGTTTTTAATTATAATGGTAATGTCGTTGATATTTTTATAAATGGCAATTTAGTTAAAACTCACATTATTGATAATGGAGTACAAATAACGGACAGTGATATTTTTAAATTCGGGAATAGGGAAATAGATGGTGCCATGTGTAATATAAAATATTATAAAAAACCTTTAACAAAATATCAAATAACTAGCATTTATAATCTATTAAAGGGACAAAATCCACCAATTAATAATATAATGTAAAAATATAGAATGAGTAACACAACAATAATTTTAGGAACTGTTCTAGTTGTATTAATTGTATATATGTTATTCCAAAGTTACTTTGATGGCGAACAAAAACTTGTAAGTCAAACATTACTAATTAATGCTCCTGATGGTACCAATGAAATATCAAAACCAAACCAATCTAACTTCTCTTATGGTGTTTGGATTTATGTATCTCAGTGGAAAGCACAGAACGAGCCAGTTGATACTAAGCTTGGCGAAGCTGAAAGGAGAATATTTGCACGTAATGATGAATTAGGTCTCTACTTGGAGGGCGATTCAAGTTTGACCGTTCGCCTTGCGGATATGAATGTACCTGGCATTATTAACGGCCCCAATGACGCGACCGGCGCCGCCGCCGACGCTGTCGAGGGTACGAATTACACCAAAATAGTACTTACCAATAATTTTCCCTTACAAAAATGGGTTCATGTTGGATTGGTAGTTGATGGAAAGAAGTTTGATGGTTATATTGACGGAAAGATGGTCAAATCTATTGGATTAACAAAAACGATTCAACCTGACATTGATGGAGAGGGGAAAGCGAGTAAGAAGTTGGAGTTCGGTAAAGTTAATAGCATGAAAGATACATTAATGATTGCAGAACATAAGCGTCGTACATATCCTATGGACCCTAAAGCAATGTGGGATTTATATATGGCAGGCAATGGTGTAAATGGTCTTACAAAGGCAGCAAGTGAGATGAACGTTAATCTTTCTATTCTCAAGGATGGCGTGGTAAGTTCCAAATTTTCATTACTGTAATTATTAACCTATATATTTATTTATCGTATATAAATATATAGAATGGATTTCAATAAACCAATTGGAGAACAATTAGGTAATAATGAAGCTTTATCAAATGCACAAGAAAAGGCTAGTAGCATGGTTGCTAATGTAGGCGATAGTGTTTCTGGCATGAAAGAAGGTTTAAATGATGCAGTTAGTGAATTTTCATCAAGTGGCATTGCTGATGTCGGATCTGCTTTTTTAGACACAAATAGCATGGTTGCAAAGTTTGTCTTCTTAATTGTTGTATTGATTGCCTTCTTTTTATTGATGAATTTAGGAATTTATTTTATTAGTTTGTTTACCACAGTGGATAAGTCACCTTATATTTTTAAAGGTATGTATGCTACAACTAAGAAGGTTCATATTAAACAAGACCCTAAGTTGAGTGGTTCAAAACCAATTTATAGGTCAAATGATGAGAATAAAGGTATTGAATTTACGTGGTCAAGTTGGTTAAAATTAGATACCGTTGATGGGAATGATGATATAAAACATATTTATAATAAGGGTAGCGAACCTCTAGAATTTAATGATGGTGGTGGTGGTGGTGGTGATAACTATGCTTTGAAAAATTGCCCAGGTGTTTATGTAACGAACAATAGTTCAGGCAATACTTTGCAATTAAAAATTAAAATTGACACAATCGGAGGAGGTGGACAGCCCATTATAATTAAGGATTTACCTATAAAACGCTGGTTTCATTTAGCAATTCGTCTTCAAAATAAAATTATTGATGTTTATATTAACGGAACTATTACTACTCGTGTTCCTTTTACTGAAGTACCCGATCAGAATTACGGTGATACGTTTATTGGATATCACGGATACGATGGATATGTATCAAATTTGAGATATTTTGATAATGCTCTTAGTGTATTCCAAATAAGTAATATTGTTATGTCTGGACCCAATTTAAGTAACCCCGAGGAGAATCAAGAAATCGGTAATGCGAATTATCTTTCTGGTTCTTGGTATACGAAAGATTCATATTAATAAGTAACTTTGAAATCATAATAATATACGTTTTCTATATATTATTATGTCTGGCACTTTATGTGACTTATTAGCACGAAGACGTGCAATACTTAATAATCGTAAAGCACCTATACGACTAGAAATAGAAAATCCTTATTTCGACAACGGAGTACGAAATAGTTTAACATCGCGCGACTTGGCTATGCGACGTAAAGCTGAAATACTCCAATATAATAATACGTCTAGTGTTCAAGGAAAATTAACACAAGCACAACAATATAAACAGACGGTGGAAAATATTGGGCGAACAAGCACCAGAATTGTGGACGCGACGGTATTCAATATATCAACTTGTCTGGATGATTTATATCTCACTACATCGTCTAGTCGCTCTGATGTTCCTGGACCACCAATAGATTTATCATATAATCCCTATGTTTCTTTATACGGATATTCTACGAGCGCCCAACAACTAGGAATTCCAAATATTGGTTCTCTAGATGCATGGACATTTAATACTGGAACAAATATACAAGCACCTAGTGGTGAATGGGTGACATTCATTCGTATATTTCATAATATTGATAATATCGATAGTGAACAAGAGAATAAAGATTATGAATTTGTCATGGATATTCCAATTGGATTATATGTTGCCGGTGATATATCAGGGGACGACATTACTCAATCTTCAAATTCTTCATCTATAAGTAATATAGAAGTTCGAATATTAGACCACTTGGGCAATGTTCTCGAATCAGAATCTGACTTAACAAATGAACAAATTACCGATATATCATTGAACTATGAAATTGACAGTTCAAATAATTTCTATGCAATTAAGTATTTGGGCAATTTATCTTTTTCACCTACATTAAATATAGAAACACTTTCTTATTATGAAATACAATTTAAATTTGGAATTGAAAATGATGACACTAATGAGTATGAATCCGATTCATACGTATCCTCTGTCTATATGAACCTGACGTCTAATAATGTCGATACCAGTATGAATATAACAACTGTCGGTCTTGTTGATGGCGATGGCTATGATTATTCTACTATGCCAACCTACACAGATTTTACAATTATAGGAACAGCACAAACTTAGATACAAATGCTGGGCATTCGCTTTTCATCAAAGAATAGAAAAACTTGTAATACCTCAATTTCTGCTATCATATCCATAAAAGATTCACATAAAAGAGAGAACCAACCAACGTGTAAATGGGTTGTATTCACTTTTAAAATTGTATTTATTTGCTTTGATCTTATCTTAGGAGTATCTATTTTCGCGATTTTATCACCCGAACTTAATGAATTCATATATTTATATTCACCATTACTCGTAATACGAGTTGGTGTTTGATTGTTCATATCACATAATGTCCATTCTTCGTCTAAACAAACATTCATCTTTTTGAATTTAAACATGCTTCCCATCGTTTTTCGCAGAGCATTCATTTGATAAATATTATTATACTTATCAAACATTTTAATTTATCCAATTTAATTTACTAAAGTGACACGCTGTTTATCAGGTAAGACGTTTGTAATCAGGTTCGGGTTCAGACAACTATCGTGTGTCGGGAATATCTCACCAGACATACATTTATCCGCGTCTTGAACCGAAGCACACGAACGTCTTTGGTTTTGGTCTCCCACTAAACACCAACTTGTTTTTTTATTAGATATAGGATTTTGAATATTGGTGTCACTAGTATCGGGTTCGGGTTCGTCTTTGGGTTCATCCTCTTTAGACGTTTCAATTTCGCTGGATACATTTGTTTGATGATCTCTCTTACTCGCATCAATCAATATATTTCCAACACTTTGGATTGTATCTTCAGCAATATCTATTCCTGTCTTTGCTGTATTACCTACAACATCACTCGTGGTGTTTATTGTTATTCCAGTTATGTACGCAAAGGCAGATAAAAAACTACCGATTAACGGTCTGAGTAAATCACCAAAGTAATCAACAATATTACTCATGAATTCTATTAAATTTACTCCTATCAATGAAAATGCCAACAATATTACTAAAATAAAAATTATGATGTTTTTGAATTCAAAACTGGGCATCGGTAATTCCGGATTAGGGTTCTCTTCAAGAATTGGAACATCTTCGGTAATGTTATCATTATTCATTTCATTTTCGGTTAAAGTTGTAGTCGTACTCATTATATAATAATCATATACTTTATTAAAATCATTTCGTTTGGAGTGGTTAAATATATTATACAAATAATTTAAAATGGCATCGTTTAAATTTATCGAAACCTTCTTCTTTTTGAGTTTAGGGATTACATTTGCACTCATTATTACTTTAGTTTATCATTTTAAAAAACGCATGGAAAGTATGGAAACAAGATGCGATACTATGTTTGATATTGTACAAAATTTAGCGAAAGAGGTATTGGAATTTAAAAATACAAATAATGAAGTAACACATCAACATTTATTTACACAACAACCTGACGAAAATGCATACGACACTTTAGATACGAATTTAAATTCGGGTATTGAAAATGTTACGTATGATGCTGTTACGAACGTGGATGATGTTTCCGATGCTTCTGGTTCGGATGATGATTCGGATGATGATTCGGATGACGATTCTGAGAATGATGACAATTCCGATGCTTCTGATGACGAAAACGGATCGGTCAATTTAGATGTTCTTGATGTAGATGAGACCTTTGATAATGGCAATAAAATAAATATATCAGATGATTCGGATGACAATAAAATTAGAGTAATAGATCTTAATGATCCAGATGTGATTCATATGTCACCTACAAATGAGGAGCATTTAGATAAATCTATATTTATTGACGAAGACGACGATGCACCAATTGAATTGAAATTAGATAATCAAATTGAAATTAACAAGGTTTCGAGTATTGAATCTGACGATGAAATCGACGATGAGGAAGAAGAAGACGACGATGATGACCAAGAAGATAATGACGATAGTAGTACAAGTAAACCAAGTAAAAGTGCTTTAAGAAAACTTAAAATAGCACAATTGAAACAAATGGCAACAGACAATCAAATCGAAATAGATGATAGTATGATCAAAAAAGATATCATTGATCTTTTACTTGCTAAATAAATCCTAGTTATATATATATATAACTAGAATGTCCTATAAAGCACCTACCAATTATGCTTCTTATGTAACTAAAGATACACCTTACAGTATGTTTTCATCTTTAGTCGCACCTTCACACGAACCTATTGTTAAACCCATTGCCAATCATAGTGGTGATGAATTGAAGGCATTTTGGCAACCCGAAGCAGTCGATAATAATAAATTATTACATGATTCTGGTATAAAAACCAATTCTGATTACCGTAAATACATGACACATAAAGCGACCATTATTCGCGACCATAATCATCGTGTAGCATTGAAATAAATCAACTGTAATAAGAAGCAAAATCGTCAGAACTAGAACTGTCGTCCAACATTAGCACATTTGAGCACGGTTTTATTCTAGGACGATTTCCACTTTTAACATTTTTAATTAAGGTTTCAAAATGTTCATTATTTGCAGATGTATATAATGAATTTAATAAAGTGTTAATCTGCTTGTCTGATTCAACGTCATAATAAGATATATCTATCCCCAAATTAATGTCATCTAACGCTACTAACTTATCATACATCTTATTCTGACTAATTTCAATCACTATATAGACACTTGTCCCCTCATACAACTCGTCGATGGATGCCTTATTACCATCTTCGTTAATTAATATATCTTTATTACTACTAATAACGCGTTTAACGTCTATTCCGTATGTTGGTATAAATGATAAATTAATATCAACTGCTTTTAATTTTATACTCGTTTTCTCTATATTTTCAGGTATTTGAATATAAAATAAAATGGTGTTCTCCGTATTCGAATCATAAACGCCGTAATTCATGCTTACTAATTATATATATACATCTATTTATATTACCAAAAGGTAATAAACTTATAGTTACAAATAATAGTAATATGCGAAATTTATGCCTTTTGCTATTTCATCTTTTCTCTTTGAATAGAACGACCCCCTATATACCAAATGAGGAATTGGTAACTAATCTACAAAGATACAATGCCACATTTGATAAACATAAAATTAATTACTATAATACAATTTTATATGAAAATAATTATGGTTGGATTAAAAATATGGCACAAGATTTATCACACAATAAAGATACCGTCGATGACTTAATTCAATCTGGTTCTATTGGATTACTTGTATCTGTAGGAAAATATAATACAACTGCAAATGTGCAATTTATTACATATAGCACCTTTTGGATTAGAGCATATATGTATTCTTATATAAGAAGCAATCGTCTCATCAGAGTGCCTGATTACATGCATAAACATTTGAAACACTTTAAAAATGTTGAACAAACCGATTTCAATTCGTTTAAAGAGTTGGTAGGTGACTCTAACATCAATGTTAATAATTTATGGGCCGCGCTTCAGTATTCGGGATTTCTATATAACGATATATCAAATAAAGGTATTATAACACATATTGAAAATGAAGCAGATACTATGATAGATGCTCTATATTGTGAGTTGGAGCGATTACCTATAGACGAACAAGAATTAGTTTACGCACGTTATCTTAGTACAGATAAGAACCAGTCGTATAAAAACATAGCCATGTTATACGGCGAGAGTAGAGAGACGTTAAGAAAACGTGTAAAAACAATTCTTCGTAAAATATCACGAAATCTTATTTGAAGTTAATTTATATAACTGTTTTGAATATTTTTCTATATAAACTTTTGGTAAAGTTTATATATAATGAAATTAGTTAGTTTTGACGTTGGTATTAAAAATATGGCATATTGTCTTTTTGATATATCAGGTGAAAGTATTAAAGTTGACGATTGGAATGTAATAAATCTCATGCCAGATGCAAATAAACAGGTAATTCTTTGCACGTGTGAGATTACTATAAAGGGTAATAAAAAGCGGAATATACCCGCTTCCGTGAAACCTTGTGGTAAAAAAGCAAAATATACAAATGGTGCATGGTGTTTTTGTGAACGCCACGCCAAAACAAGTAACTTATTAATGCCATCCAGTGCGTATAAAATTAGTTCATTGAATAAGTTGAAGTCCGATGAAATAAAAAAAACTCTCTCGTCATTTAATATTATACCCGAAACGATTAAAAAGAATGCTGTAAAACAATTAGTAGAATATTATGATAATCTGTCTCTGAAACCCATAAAAAAACCGAAAAATAATGCGTCTAATATAGACCTCATAACAATTGGTAAAAATATCAAGACCGAATTTGATAAAGTAGATTTTAAAAACGTTGAACGGGTAATTATAGAGAACCAAATTTCGCCTATAGCCAATCGCATGAAATCCATACAAGGTATGTTAGCACAATATTTCATCATGAGACACGAAACTATACAAATCGAGTTTCTATCATCGTCTAATAAATTGAAGGGATTTGAAAAGGCGCACGATAATTTGGATTCAAATTATAAACAGCATAAAATGGACGCCGTGTTCCATACAAAACGCATTATAGAGAACCCCTTCTTTAATGACTGGAAATCGCACGTTCTTAATCATAAGAAAATTGACGATTTAGCGGATGCATTTCTACAAGGTTTATGGTATCTAAATAAACATAATATAATTAATATTGCGTAGAACTTAAACATAAATTTTATATAATAATAATAATAAGTTATGGAAGCAATTGATTTAACCGAATTAGAACCTATTAACATTTCGCTTGGTGGTGGAGAAGCATCCAAATCCACCAATTCTCTTGGAGAAGGCATGGAGTTATTGATGAATGATAAAAAAACCACAGATACAAGTAAAACAAAGATAGATTTAGGTGATTTGGATAAGTTGGAGGAAGAATTGAATGATTTATCGACAATGAATGTTAAGGTTGACACAGATCCCAATATAAAGACTATGGATACCAATAATTCATTTGGTGGATTTGCCAAATCAATGTTTGGTATTAATGAGAATAAAAACGTTGAACCCGTAAAAGAGAATGATTCTAAACTTGGATCGTCCACAGCAGAGTCGATGGGTACACAAAGTAAAACGTGGGACGGGTTTTCTAAATTAAGTGGTTTGGGTGCTAGTAAGGAACCACAAATGTCCAATATGAATTCTATGACTGATCGCGAAAAGCGTAGAAAAAAGCGAACCATGCTTAAACATTTAGAAGACTGGCACGAAAAGGGGATTATTAAGAACATGTCAAAATTGAACATGGAGTCTAATTATGACGAAATTGAAGACGAGTATGAGGGTGCACTTGATGATAAGCGTAAGCGCGATTCCGTAAAGATACAACAAAATTGGCTTATTACTATGGTTAATACCATTGAGTATGGTAATTCTATGTTTGACCCGTTCGGTGTTTCTCTTGATGGGTGGGGCGAATCGATTGGGGAAGATATTGATAGTTATAATGAAATTTTCGAGGAACTCCACGCAAAGTATAAGGGTGGTAAAATGAGTCCAGAATTAAGTCTTTTACTTCGTCTTGGATTCAGTGCTAGTGTTGTTCATTTTAGTAATAAAGCTCTATCTACAGCAGCACCTGGTTTCAATGATGTTATCAAACAATCTCCTGAATTAATGCGAATGTTTACCGATGCTACTGTAAATTCTATGAAGGAAACTGCCCCTGGAATGTCTTTTGCTAGTGAGTTATTACAGCAAAATAAACCTGGTACAAACCGTCCGCCCCCAGCACCCGTCAAAACGCGTAATGAAGCTCCTCCGCAAAGACCCGGAATGAATTTCACTTCAAATGGAGAAACTGTTGGATCTACTATGTTCAGAGAATCGGGTGTTAATGTTAACTCACAGGCATCTGTCGACGAACCATCCGCGAGACCGGAAATGTCTGGACCACGAAACACCGATATCAATGATATATTGTCTGGTCTTAAAACGAAAAATGTTGATATCCGAAGTGACGCAAAGGATAGCGACTCGGTTGTAAGTCTTTCTAGCATCAAGGATATGAGTGAGACAATTCTTCCTAAGAAATCCAGTCGTAGAAAATCTGATAAAAATAGAAATGTAGTTTCATTAGATATTTAAGCCTTTCATCATGATGTATAATTTATACGTCATAATGTTGATTGTTTAATTGCGCTTCTGCTGTCTCTGTTTGTTACTCTTGTTCTGCTGTCTCTGTTTGCTGCTTCTATTCTTTCTTCCACCTTGCTGTTGCTTAGAGGTTCTACTCTTTCTTCCACCCTGTTGCTGTTGTCTACTCTTTCTTCCGCCTTGCTGTTGCTTAGAAGTTTTGTTCCTTTTTCCGCCTTGTTGTTGCTGTTGTTTGTTCTTGCGTTGTCCACCTTGTTGCTGTTGTTGCTGTTGTTGCTGTTGTTGCTGCTGTTGTTGTTGCTGTTGTTGCTGTTGTTGTTGCTGTTGTTGCTGTTGTTTGTTCTTGCGTTGTCCACCTTGCTGTTGTTGCTGCTGCTGCTGCTGTTGCTGCTGCTGCTGCTGCTGCTGTTGTTGCTGTTGTTGTTGCTGCTGTTGTTGTTGCTGCTGTTGCTGTTTATTCTTGCGTTGGCCACCGAACAATCCGAAGAAACCGTTCTGTTGCT